AGCGCGAGCTACAGTAGTTTTTCCAACCCCAGGTCCACCGGTCAGTAGTAGGTTTGGAATATTCTTCTTATTTACAAACTCTTGAAAGACTACTTTAAGATTAGTTGGTAAAACACATTCACTGATTTTCTTAGGTCGATATGCCTCGGTCCATAGAAATTCTGACATAATATAAACCTCTTATCAGCCATCATATGTCGAGGCTGCTTCATTCACTATGGTATAAGTTAACGTACCTTCTACAGCTTTGAATTGTGTTATCTTTTTGCTGCTAATCGATACGTTATAACCACCCATCATCATTTTAATATTTTCTACTTTAAAGATCATCTTAAAGCTTTTGCTCGTCTTACCTACGTCATAGCGAAACGAATTACTTGTACTATTCTTACTATTTACAGCTTCAATTGTAATATTCGTTCCGTCACCTACAATAGCAATCTCAGGTAGTTGTAATACATTAGCAGCTTGCATTACACCTTTGATCACTTTATCGGTTACAGAAAAACTTTCTACAACATCAGGAAGTACAAATGACTTCTCAGGAGGCATAGTTCGAATTGTAGCTTTATCAGCATAGAAGTAATTACTGCTTGCTCCTTGACCTCCACTGATACGAACAAATGTAGTATCAAAGTCAAGGTCAGGTTCTTCAAAAAGACTCACTACACCAAGAAACTGATTAAGGTCATAGATACCGAAGTCACGAGGAAACATTTCCTGTACTTCGACTTCGGCCATCACAGACTTCATTTCAGATATAGTACGTAACACATTACCTTTCGTTACGTACAGCGATTGATTGATTGACGAGTAATTCTTTAGAATAGAAAACGTCTTTGGCGTCAATTTCATAATATAAATCTCACTTACTTTTTACCAGATAGCTTTTCCGCTTTAGGTTCTAAGAAATCTTTACCTACTGTTGCACTAGCACCTACTTGCGCTAGATCAGCAAGACTTCCACTAAACATATAAGAACCCATATGCGTCATCTTCATCCAAGGACACATCCATACTTTAAGACCTGCTTTACGAGCCCATTGACAGAACATATAATCTTCTGACAAATAACGCTTAGTTTCAGGATCAATAACACAATCAAAGTATGCCATAATCTCACGTGAACCATCAAAATGTTCAGTACGAATATGGTCTGGCCTATACATAAACTCTGGATAAGCTTCAGCATATTTCTCAAGTGTATTACGCTGAATCATCATAAAACCTGTACCACCTTCTAGTACTTCAGCAGGCTTATCGATACGAATATCGTTACCACCATTAACAGGATTAAATACATAGTCACCTACATATCTTTCTAGCTGCTGAGGATTTTCATCAGCAAATCCTTTATCAACAGCTCGCTTGATCTTTTCCCATGCAATAGCTTTTTTAGGATAAGGTCCACAGACAATATCCTTATCAGTACCAGGTTCTGCAATTGCAGCTAGTGCTAGTACATCAGTCGGATCAAAACCAATATCACTATCAATAAACATTAAATGTGTATAATCAGAACGCATAAACTCATCAACAAGATAGTTTCGAGCTCGAGTGATTAACGATTCGTTAAACAAGTAGTAAAAACCTACTTGTACGCCATGTGTCTTAGCTAATGCAGCTAGATCACTAACAGACTTAGTATAGATACCAGCACACTGTCCACCATACATCGGTGTAGCTACGAGTATCTTTCTTTTACGTAGTTCTTCTTTATTGATTTGAATTTCAACTTGACTCATCATCAGTCTCCATTGTTTAATTTACAGTTAGTAAAGTCTGCTGTATACCACTTTGCTTGAGCTTCAGGAGACTTATCTTTTTGCCATTTTTTAGTTTCTGGACTATACGCACCAACACGTGAACTGATTTCTTTAATCACTTCATCCATCACCTTGTCGCCATGATATCCATACTTGGCAATCTCACCGTAAGCAAAAACAATAATATCAGCCATAGCGTCAATACGACCATCATCATCTTTTGCTTCTAGAAACTCACCGAGCTCTTCTACAATCATAGCAAGAAAGCCATTGCGATCTGGCTCCTGAAAAGTGATCAGACGTTCGTCTGACCACTCCTTAATACGCTCAAAATTTGTGCTCATTAAGCAACCTCATTATATTCAGCAAGCACGCTCTCTGCATGCTGCCGTGCAGTATCATAAGATACTGGACCTGTTTCATCAGCGTAAGAAACTGGATCAGGTCGACCTAGTTTAATAAATGCTTCAATACGCTCTACTGAAGATGAGCTCTTATAATCTGAATACCAAACACCATCAACCTGAAGAGGTTTATAAGATGTGTTAGTACGACTATAAACTTCGTCGAACTCAAGTCCAAGTTCTTCACAGAGAACAGTACCATCCTGTAGAATATCATACTTGTCACCTTGCAGATAAGGCGTGAAGTACGTTACTTTTTCTGCATCCCAGTTACCAATACGGAATGCTTCATCATCTGCATCACGGAACTCTTGACGGCAATCAGGATAGATAGCATGATCACCAGCATGAATACCAAGTGCAATAGCCGTCTCTTCATCTGTATTCTTAACAACTGACAAAGCTACTGCCTGGACAATGGATGCAAAGATTTTATTGCGATTAGGTACTACCGTCTGCTTCATATTATCTTCTGCATAATGTCCTTCTGGAACATCATCACCACCAGACACTAGAGCAGAAGAAAGCAAGCTAGTAATACCATCAAGCTTAATTACTTGATAGGTAATATTATGACCGTTATTCGCCAAATAATCAACTAATTGTTGAGCTCGCTCAAGCTCGCATACATGCTTTTGACCGTAGTTCATTGAGATAGCAGTTACATTTTCTGCACCTACTTCCTTAATGCAACGTAGTAAGAGAGTTGAGGAGTCCATACCTCCGGAAAGAGAAACAACAATATTTTTCATATTAACACCTTTATGTAGAAAGCAGTGTGATCTTTAAAGTGGTTAGCTTTCATAAACCACTATTGTCTTGCGGTCTTAGTACAGAAGTTCATTACGTCTACTATACCACCGCCATACTTGTAAAGCGTATGAGGCCCAGTCGCACGAGTAGGATTAATATCTACACCGCCACGTCTAGTATACAAACACGATACAAATAATTCTTCTGGATCTAACAAGTCGTATAAACGCTTGTAAATACATTCGCAAATTTCTTCATGAAAATGATTCTCTTTGCGCATAGAAACTATATACTTAAGTAATGATTCTGGCGTTACAGCGTTTTCACCCTTAATGTGAATATACACATCACCCCAGTCAGGCTGATTAGTTACTCGACAATTAGAACGTAACGAGTAAGATCTCCAACGTTCGTATCTACCAATAGAAGGAACTACTTCTAGAATATCAGCACTTTCATTATAGTTATCAAAGGTCATCTTCTCAATATTACAATAATGTTCAAGAGAAGTAAAATCGCCAATAATCGGTTTAACTGTATCGATATCACCCCATTGAATAAAGACTTCAACAACACCGCCAACCGCTTTAGACATGTCCTCAGATATTTTATTCTCTATAATATGAACATCGTCTGTAACATTAATTAGACGCGCCATGTTATAAGAATTAAGATACAGTTTCACCGATTTACTCTCTACAATATTAGGAGTATCAGATTCATAGGTAAACTTAACCCAACCAGAAACCGGAAAACCGTTAGTCAATAGAGTAGAAAACTCATAGCCATTCCAAGCATCGACACCGACAAAAGGAAGATTGTCTTCATCAATACCGTATGCGGTTCTATTGAGATGACGAGGTACTGCAACAAGCAAGCTTGCATCTACATCATCAGGAGTAACATAAGGCTTAACTACTGAACCGTCACCAGCTTTACCTAAATGCTTACTCGCTATATTTTCTATTTCACTCATTTAATACCTCTGTCTCTTTCTAGTTTATCAATAGCAAAATCTATAAACTGCCTTGTCTTATACAGTTCATATAGTATATCATCTTTCTTGCCAAGACGCCACAGATACTTAAACGCTTGATAGCGATTATAGTCTGTATATGGATCGTTTTGATGTTCGTTACATAGTTGCTCAATAACTTGTATACATTCTATTGAACCTTCTTTCTGACTATAATGATCAGGTCTTGCGTTACCGTCTTCTTCAATCTCATTTGTCATATTTTATCTCGCAAAAAATCACACCAGAGATCAATAGATAGATCTCTCAAGTTATTAATTAAATCCAGCTTAGTATCTTCATTCTTAATAATATACTCAGCTGACGATACGATCTCACCACTATCTACTTCTGGTACAACTTGATGGATAACAACACCGGTTGAAGGTAGACCAAGCTCTAATGCTTTAGCTTGAGGATGTATACCTTTTAACTCTGGATACTTAACAATATCACCAGGATGTACGTTATACATATTTTCACAAATAGCGTTACTTGGAATAAGTCTTAAGTATCCATGTAACGTAACAAGTATATCTGGATTACTAGCACTTCTATAATCAAGTAATTCCATAATAGCATTATGCGAAGCTAACCAAGTATCCTCTTTAATTAAAGGATGCCAGTCGGTTCGCATTTTATCGCAACAGATTAGATCAGGCTTCTTACCTAACTCGTCTATAATAGCAGCAAGTTCATTACCACTGTTTGAAAATAAAGCAATCCACATATTAATTACGCAATCGTCAAGTTTGACTTAAACATACGAACATTATAGAGTATATCGTCAACATTTTCTACTTCTTCATCGAGTAATGTAAATAGTTTTGTTGACTCTTTATTATTTAATCCGTGCAAACCATAATCCATTCGCTTGTATCTGATACCTTTCATTCCATGCACAACAGGATTGGAAGTATCAATTGTATCAATCCAATGCCAATGTTTGTAAATAGCAAATTCTTGAGGTAAGCCAGCGCCTAGTAGGTGATGAGGTTTTGTAGTATCTAAGATACCATCTTCATACATGTCCAGTAGCATGTTCTGTCTACCTTTCATCCATGCATGATACTTAGTAGTTTCGTTAGGAAATTGTTGCTCGTAATAACTATAGTCAAAAGAGATAGCAATAACATCGGCATATTCTCTCATGTATTGATAGCATTCGATAATCTCTTGATATGTCTTTCCTTGCACTACTCCAATCTTCTTACCTGGAAGATCATTATAGTTGTTCATCCATAGCTCAAAGTTAGCAATAGTTTTATCTTTATCTTCTAATGCATCAGGAACAATATATGCAGAGGGCTTAAGTTTGTTTACATACTCAGCGAATTTACTAATATCAAATGCAGTACCAAGTTCGAAGATGCTATTGTCTAAAATAACATATCTTCCTTTGGATAAAGCATCTTCAAAAAAGCTGTAGTATTCTTCGCTCTCATCAAACAGATGAACGAGAGCATAATCATAATCAGTTACTTCTTGAACTTTTCTGATAATACTTAAAGGGGCTTCGTGGGCTATTCTCATCTCGTTTTCTCGCAACATCCAGATTTGTATTACTGGTCTTAATCATGCG